GGTTGAGCTTGCCAAGGATAGCCATTGGGCTGTCCGCAGAAGTGCCGCAGGAAACCCGAACACACCTTCCGGTACGTTGGTTGAGCTTGCCAAGGATAGCCATTGGGCTGTCCGCAGAAGTGCCGCAGGAAACCCGAACACACCCGGATATAAACCAATAGAAGATGAATTTATCGTATCCGAAACATACGTGGCAATCAAAGGAACAAACCACATCTGGTATAAACACAACTATCCCAATGTCGATCCATTCTATACTTGTGGGTGTTTTTGTGGTTCCCGTAAGATGTTGCTTTCACGTATTTATTCCATAGACCAAAGTGAGGATCCTGCTATAAGAATGAGGATATTGATGGCATTGGACAAAAAGTTCAAGGAGGTTTTTGGAAGATAAATTCGAAAACCACCAGTCCGGATAGTACGAGTATTCCCCGAGGCCGTTCGTCCACATGGAAGGATATTACCATACGGTAAAGAAGCCGGTTCGATTCCGGCACGGCCTCCGCTATAGTTATACTTATTTGGTTAGGATTAGGTATTAGTTAAAACAACGCCCTTCCGGTCTGTGAGGATAGGACGGGCAAACGGTACCGTGGCGGAATTGGTAGACGCACGACGAGTACTGGAGCTTTACCCAGCCGGAAGGGTTACTCAAAGCAGAAAGCTCATGCAGGTTCAAGTCCTGCCGGTACCACAAAACTAATATAATTTATATGAAAAAGATTTTTGACTATGATTTTAGAAACGAATTATTCCTCTGTTTGAGAGAGTCAGGAATAAAAGATAAAGAAATAAGGGAAATAATCCGTAAACGCTACAAGGAATCATTGAAGGATGAAGTTGTTGAACGATTAAACACTGTGATAAAAGCAATTAAAGAGGATAATCTTGAAGAAATAATCCCCTTTATAGGTGACAGCCCTTCAGGTGATGACTATGGTTGTGATAACCGCTACATTTCTTTTAAAGATGTTACTGATTGCGAAGATATAGGAGATGTTATAGATGCTTTGATGGAAAAATGAACGAAATCCTGACAGGAAAGATTTGCCCTTATTGCGGCAAGCCTACCGAATACGTAGACAGTTCCGTTATATACGGACGCTCCTACGGCATGATTTACCTCTGCCGTGATTGCAAGGCATACGTTGGTGTCCACAAGGGCACAGACCAAGCATTAGGACGTCTGGCAAATGCGGAACTTAGGGAAGCCAAGAAAGAAGCCCACTTCTATTTTGACCAGATAGCCAAGACAAACCTTATAAACAAGATTTGGAAGAAAAATATACCCAACACATCTAACAGAAATAAAGCCTACCTATGGCTATCTAATCAACTGGATATACCACGTGAGCTTTGCCACATAGGGATGTTTGATGTGGAGGATTGCAAACGAGTTGTTGAACTATGTAAACCATTAATAGAATGCCATACTATATAAAAAGAAAGCTAAAGAAGAAAGAAAAGCCCTTGCCTTTATTCGACAAGGCGGGCATCAAGATAAAGAAGAAGCCGGATTTGGTAGCCAAACTCGATAAAGTCTTCAGCCGCTATATCCGGCTTCGTGATGCAATGCCAAACGGATATTTCCGTTGCATCTCGTGTGGTCAGATAAAGCCATACGAGCAGGCTGATTGTGGCCATTACATAAACAGGCAGCACATGAGCACACGGTTTGACGAAATGAATTGCAACGCCCAATGCCGTAAGTGCAACCGCTTCATGGAGGGCAACATTCAAGGATACCGTCAAGGACTTATTGCCAAATATGGCGAAAAGCGCGTCCTTATACTGGAATCCATGAAAAACCAAATGCGCAAGTATGCTGATTTTGAATTAACCGAACTCACCAAGTATTACAAGGCTTTGGGGGATAAACTAAGTAAGGAGAAAGGAATATGAAAGATTTAGGATATTTCAAAGGAGAGAAATGTAATAGGAACGGATGTAATGGAATCATTGACGAGCATGAGAAAGAAGGAGAATGCACCTGCCACATTAATCCTCCTTGCTCCTATTGTACCACACAAACTTCATATTGCCCAAAGTGTGGCTGGAGTGCATCAGAAGAAGAATACGAATATCATCTGAATAGGAAACAAGCCCCGTTTGTATATAAGCATAAAACAGAGGAAGAACGCTTTAATGAACTTAAAGATGGTGAATTTGGCTATATCTATGTAGCAAGTGGTAGCAGCATTATTTGCAGAATAAGAGGAAAGCATCCTAACATGAAGCCAAAAGAAATTTATGAGAAACTTCATTTACGTGAAAACCCTGAAATGCCAAGAATGAAAAAATTTACCGATACGGAATTTGAACTTACCTATTTCAACGATTAATATGTACAAGCTACGTGATTATCAACAGAAAGCCAGTGATGCAGCAGTCAGTTTCTTTGCCAACAAAGCGAAGAAGAACAATGCCATCATGGTGCTGCCCACCGGCGCGGGAAAATCGCTTGTGATAGCCGACATAGCGGCAAGGCTCAACGGACATACGCTGGTGTTCCAGCCCTCGAAAGAGATTTTGGAACAAAACTACCTGAAGCTATGTTCGTATGGCGTACTCGATTGCTCTATCTATTCAGCATCGTTCGGGCGAAAGGAGATTTCAAGAATAACCTTTGCCACCATAGGCAGCGTGATTAATCATCCTGAACTTTTTCAGCACTTTCAGAATATAATCATAGATGAATGCCATTTGGTGAATCCCAAAGAAGGGATGTACAAATCATTCCTTTCGATTCTGAAATGCAAAGTACTTGGTTTGACCGCTACACCATATAGACTTTCTTCAAGCCGTGATTACGGCTCTATGTTGAAATTCATCACCCGGACACGCCCATGTGTATTTTCGGAAGTCATTTATCAGGTACAGATTTCCACCCTGCTTGATATGGGCTATCTGGCGAAACTGGACTACTACGCCATGAATCCTATCGGATGGAACGAACTCAACCTGAAAGTGAATACGAAAGGGGCTGACTATACTGACAAGTCAGTTGTCAAGGAATACGAACGTATCGACTTCTACGGATTCTTGGTGAGCATTGTTCAACGCCTGCTTAATCCTAAGAGCGGAGTGAAGCGAAAAGGTATATTGGTATTCACCCGTTTCCTGAAAGAAGCCGAACGGCTCACATGGTCCATTCCCGGAACGGCCATCGTTTCGGGTGACACCCCCAAGAAAGAGCGTGAGAGGATTCTCGAAGCGTTCAAGGCAGGCGATATTCCTGTTGTTGCCAATGTCGGGGTACTTACGACAGGATTTGATTACCCCGAGCTTGATACAGTCGTCATGGCACGACCTACAATGTCGCTTGCCTTGTACTACCAAATCGTAGGACGGTGCATCCGTCCGCATCTGAATAAGGAAAGTGCATGGTTTGTAGACCTTTGCGGAAACATCAGGCGTTTCGGGGAAGTCAAGGATTTGCGCCTCGTGGACGGCGGAAATGGAAAGTGGGCAGTATATTCCGGCAACAGGCAATTAACCAATGTGAGATTCTAAAGATATGAGGACAAGTTTTGTTTTTTATGATAGTTGGTGGGAGGCGATTCAGAATCTGCCGAGAGATGTTCAGGGAGACGTGCTCACAGCCATAATAGAGTATGGCTTAACAGGAGAAACTACTGGACAACTGAAGCCGATAGCGAAAGCCATGCTGGCTATGGCAAAGACACAAATAGATGTCAACAACCAACGGTTTGAGAATGGAAAAAAGGGAGGCAGGCCGAACCAAGGGGAAACCAAAGGCAAACCAAACAATAACCAAACGGAAACCAAAGAGAAACCAAAAGGTAACCAAACCGGAACCAAAGTCGAACCTAATGTAAATGATAATGTAAATGAGAATAATTATCCCCCCATAAGCCCCCCTAAAGGTGGGCAGGATTTAAATCAGGATGAAGATACGCTTTCGGAAAGGGAGGCGGAATTGAATGCGCGGGAACAGGAACTACTAAAGCGAGAGGCGGCATTAAAGGCCAAAGAGGGCACAAAGCTGCCGGACATAAGCTTTGTGTCGGATGATTTCAAGGACATATTTGAGACATGGCTAAAATACAAGCAGGAAAAACGTGAAAGCTACAAATCGAAAAAGTCCTTGCAAGCATGCTATAAGAAACTTCTCACGTTAAGCGGAAACAACCCTGATACAGCCCGTAATGTGGTTGAGCAGTCAATGGCCAACAACTGGTCTGGCTTATTTGGATTAACAGGAAACAATCATGGAACAGCAAATCGGAGCAATTATACAAGCAAGCAAGAAGCAAACGCCTATGCTCTTGAACGTTTGCAACAACATAAGCTTGACCTCGAAGCGGGCTTGGCTGACCAAGTGGAAAGGCCGTTCTGAGATAGTGTGTGCATTTTCCCCGATGCAATGGGGGTATGCCGCAAGCAATCCAGAAAAGGCGTATATGGCAGATTGTCCCACACTGTTGCAGCTTGACGCGCTTTATGGGGGAGGTACTTCCGCCTATTGGGTAGACACACAGGTGTCTGCCCTGTTCGGTTCTTCCAGTAGTCGTGAAAAGGGCATTGTAGACGGCATAGTCATATTCTGCCAGTCGTTTTCATCCCAAATATCCGGATTCAAGATGTCCGAAGTCATGCTGTTCTTCGCACGCTACAAGGCTGGCCGATACGATAACTCATACGGCGCATTTGATTCCCGGCGTATAGGTAACGCTTTCTTCAAGGAGTTTGTTCCTGAACGCAACAAGGAGCTTGATTTAATCAACCGCAACAAGCTTGCTGAAGAAATCGAGCGCAGGAGATTTGTCCCGCCGAAAGGGCATACAAGCTTATCATTAGTGCAAGAACTTCGCCGACGTGCCGCCGATGGCGACAAAGAAGCCCTCAGACAACTCACTCCACCATGAAACTGACGATTTACTGGGTAACGAAAGACGAATCCATACGCGCCCGCATCAGGAAGCGTTTCGGCATCCCTTGGGGCATGACTGTCAACAAGGAAACGAAGGTCGAAATACGGGATGAGGATATGGATTTGTTGAGAGAAACGGAAAAAAGAGGATTCATTCAGATTAGATTCAAAAAACGATGAAAACAAAACACATAAACCATTGGACGCCGGCCGAACTTCATTTCCTGGAAAAGAACTACGGCTTCATGCCCACACACGATATTGCCGTGTATTTGTCCCGGCATTCACTCAGTTCCATCTACCAGAAGGCATCCGCTTACGGCCTGACACAGAAATATCCGGAAGCCAAAGAATACCATTCCCCAAAATTCCGTAACATGACTGTCATGGAACAAGCTTATGAGATGGGGATGTCGTATTCGGCCGTGTGGGCTAACCGCAGGAAAAAAGTGGTATGACAATTTATTTTGAATAAGAAAATGATAGAATTATGCCAATAAGTGAAGTATATAACACGGACTGCATGGAATACATGAAATCTATTCCTGACAAGTTCTTTGAGTTGGCTGTAGTAGATCCACCATACGGACTGGACAAGAAAAGTACACACGGAAGAGGTAAACTAAAAGATAGAAGTCTAAATCGTGGAAATATTCAGAAATGGGATATCCGTCCAAATCAAGAATATTTTGATGAACTTTTTCGGGTCAGCAGGAATCAGATAATATGGGGAGGCAATTACTTCAATTTACCACCGAGCCGTGGAATTGTCTGTTGGGATAAGATGCAACCGTGGGAAAACTTCTCCCAAGTTGAATTGGCATGGACATCTTTCGATTGTCCGGCTTCCCTCATCCGTCTATCCAATACCGGTGGAGCTAACAAAGAAACAAAGATTCATCCTACACAAAAGCCAGTTGCATTATATCACTTCTTGCTGAAAAAGTTCGTTCGTTCCGGTAATAGGCTCCTCGACACTCATTTGGGTAGCGGGAGCAGCCGGATAGCCGCCTATAAGATGGGTTTTGATTTTTGGGGAACCGAGATAGACAAAGAATATTTCGATGCGCAGGAAAAACGCTTTCGGGAAGAATGTCTGGGCGAAGTGAGACTGAAAAACGGCGATGTATATGTACAAAAAGAATTGTTTGAATTATGAATTTAGATAAAAAGATAGACTATTCCATTGCCTTGTTGCGCAAGGCTGAATCCATGGCCTTGCGTTTAGACCCCGAAAATGGATTCTATTTGGCTTTCTCCGGTGGAAAGGATAGTCAAGCCCTTTACCACATCGCGCAAATGGCCGGTGTGAAGTTTAAAGCACACATGAATCTGACCAGCGTAGACCCTCCGGAGGTCATACGTTTTGTCAGACGGCAATATCCGGACGTGGAGCTTATCAAACCTAAGATAAGCATCTACGACATAGCGAAGAAGAAAGGGATATTACCCACAAGACAGTTGCGGTGGTGCTGTTACGTTTATAAGGAACAAAACGCAGCAGGTAAAATCAATCTTGTCGGTGTACGTAAACAAGAAAGTACAAGGCGTAACAATTGGAAAGAAATGCAAATCAATGGCGGTAAAACGTTTAAAGGCAATTTCGACCAATTCAGTATTCATAATGAAACGATGATTTCCTGCATGGGAGGCGGAAAAGAAAAGATTGTTGTATCCCCTCTTCTTGATTGGACGGAACAAGATATTTGGACTTTCCTAAACACCGTTGCCAACGTACCGCATTGTGAACTTTATGACAAAGGGTATCGGCGTATCGGCTGTATTGGTTGCCCAATGACACATTACAAACAATTGTTGCGTGAATTTTCCGATTATCCCCATGTCAAGCGGAATTGGATGAAAACAATAGAGTGGCTCATGACAAACAAATGGACTGATGTAAGGTGGGATAATCCCGAACAAGCCTTCAACTGGTGGATAAGCGGAAAGTCATTTGACAAGTTCTATGCCGATGAAGTATTACAACAGAAATTTGATTTTGATTTATGAAAAGAGAAGATATTGAAAAAGCGGCGGCAATATATACCGCCCAAGCAGAGGACAGCGATTATGCAGAAGTAAGAGACGTAAAACAGGCTTTTGTCAGTGGTGCAGAATGGATGGAAAAACATTTTTCGTGGATAAGTGTAGAAGAACGTTTGCCGGAATCCAAAGAAAAAGTATTAGTTCTTAATAGAATGAAACATCATGATAAATATTTTGTATCGGAAAATATTTATATAAATGGAAATTGGGCGGCGAAATCGGCAATGTATTACGAAGAAATTGCGTGGATGCCTATTCCTTCTTTTGATGAAATATTAGAAGCTAATAGGGATGTTTTGGAACGGATTAAGTATAAATCTAAACCAACTTGCATTAGAGATAAAGATAAGACATGTAGTAAATGCCATGAATGTGATGTCGATGTAATGAATCCAACACGTTCAAATTATTAAGGAGAAAGGGGATTAATTATGACAAAAGAACAGATTGAAGAAGCGGCAAAAGAATATTCTGGTTTAACTGATAATCCAAAAGATTCAGATTCGAGAGAGAAAGGCTCTTTGTGTATTGCGTTTAAAGATGGTGCCGACTGGTGCATCAACTCTGTATGGCACGACGCAAGCGAACAACCTAAAAGAAACGAGATTTATTTAGTCCAAATGGGCAAAGATGGCTTTGATACTTTCTATGATTCTAAAAATTGGAAAGTATTCAAAAGGGGGTTAAATATCACCCGTTGGGCATACATCGAAGATTTACTACCTAATACGGAGGAATAATAAATGTTAGACATATTGGAATTTATATTTCAGGACTTTTTTCATTGGCTCGGTACGGTAATACTCATTATTTGTATTCCCTTTCCATTTAGCCATAATAGTTTCATTAATATCAAAAACGAAAACAAGGAGGATTGACCCATGAACTTGAACGAACTGAGAGACCGTGCCTACAAGACCGCCTGCAAACACGGCTGGCACGAGGAAGACCTGAGTAACGAACATCTTTTATGCTTGGTCATATCCGAGCTAATGGAAGCCGTGGAAGCTGACAGGAAAAGAATGCACGCATTCAGGACACCATTTGAAGATTTTATATGTCGTTTCACGAGAGACCCGGAGCACGCTTACAAGGTCGCTTTTGACGAATACATCAAAGATTCCGTGGAGGACGAACTTTCCGATGCCGTGATACGCCTGCTCGACCTTGCCGGGCTTAAAGGTATAGATTTGGAAAACTTCAATTACGAAGAAAGCCACATATCCGATTATTCAGGATTATCATTTACCGAAGCCATGTTCGGCATCACCAAGGAAATCACGAACGGTTTTACGGAAGACGATGTACTGGAAGAGAAGGTACATTCTGTCTTGAATGAAATCTTCTCTTTCTGCGAGGATATGGAAATAGACATTGAGTGGCAAATCGAACAGAAAATGCAGTATAACGAACTCCGTCCGTATAAACACGGGAACAAAAAGTATTGAGTATGAAAGCAAGAATAAAATCAAACGGGCATATAGTGAATGTCCACGAAACGGGAGAGCGCGTGATTAGTAAAAACGGTATCGAACGAATATATATAAGCGATGATTGCAGTGGAATTTACTATATCCAGTCGGAACTTGAATTTTTACAAACCAATGACGAAGACACCATTGACTGGAATCAAGTCCGCATACAGGCGGCCATAGCTGCGATGAAGTCTTTAATTACGTGTTATGAAGGTGTTTCCAATGCAGAAAAAAAGGTTATAGAAGAATCTGTGATATATGCCGACGCTTTGGTGGCAGAACTCAAAAAGAAAGGAGGACAGAAATGAAACGGATAATCAAATTCAGAGGAAAAAGAATCGAAAACGGCGAATGGGTGTATGGCTACCTCGCCGACGAAGATTACATAAACGACATAAATTCTATTGACCTATCCTCAAAACAGGTTAATCCAGAAACCGTCGGGCAGTTCTCCTTATTTTATGACAAGAACGGGAAGGAGATTTACGAAGATGATATACTCAAATTTTATCACAACAATAAAGAATTTGTTTGCGTTGTCGGATGGAATAATAAGGTTGGCGCATGGTGCATACGACTCAAATATGAAGCGATTTTGGGTATAAGACCTTTGGGCGAATGGTTGTGTGATTATTTAATGGAAAAAAATGGTAACATCCACGACAACCCCGAACTACTGGAAGGAGGAAGCGATGAAGAATAACCAATTATTGAACAATTACTACGATTCCTGCAACGCCCTGCTCGAAGCCTTCTGCAAAAAGCACTACTTCGACTATGAGGATGCCCGGCAAAGTTGGGTCGCCGGATGCGTGGGCGAAATAGTGTGCTGTGGCGATTATTACTTCAACATGGACGTGATAGTCACCGACCTCAAAGAGGATGCTCCTGAAGAGGAACTGATAAAGTGGTATGACTATAACACAGAATGTTCCTTCTTCGGAATAAACGGTTGTAACTACCATTCATGGCTCAAAGGTTGTCCTAAATTGTCAGAAAATGAAATTGAAGAAATCAGGCAATATCAAAAGATTGTGGAAGACGCCAAAAAGCAATTGGATGAATGTGTCAGTAAATATAAGGAAAGAGGATTTTAGCAATGACCACCCTTAATTTTATCCTGCAAGTCCTGTTCTTCGTAGTGAACAGCTTGGCTTTATGCTTCCTCGTATGGTTTGTCTGTCGCATAATTAATCGGATGGGAAAGAGGCTGGACGAGACAATTAACTTCATGCGCTGGGTCAAGTCGAGACACGACACCACCCATCTTAATATGCTATATCATATTTTGTCTCTCTGTATCCAACAGGAGAAATACGAAGATGCAGCCAAGATAAAAAAGATGATTGACGAAGAATTGAAAGAATTAAATAGTGTATAATCAAATCGCTTACTCAAATATTTTTGTATATTTGGTGCGATTTTAAATTTGTCATTTATGAAAACAATAGCTTTTTTCAATAATAAAGGCGGTGTTGGGAAAACGACCTTTACTTTCCATTTAGGGTACGCTTTAGAACAAATTGGGAAAAGGGTACTTTTTGTCGATTTAGATCCCCAATGTAACTTGACTGCTCATATCTGTTCGGAAAACATTATCGAAGAGGCTTGGGGAGAACAAGGCAATAGTTTATATAAAGCTATTGAGCCAATCGTTACTGGTGCTGGAGATGTAAAGACTGTTACTCCTTATCATGTTCCCGGAAGAGGAATTTGGATTTTTATAGGAGATTTGTTATTGTCGGACTTTGAAGGAGAATTGTCTAATGCGTGGACGCAAATATTGGCAGCGCAAGAAAGAGGTTTCCGTGTAACATCCTCATTGTTGAGGATGGTAAAAGAGTTCGGAGAATCAAATCAGATAGATTATATCCTCGTCGATTTAGGTCCTAACTTAGGATCATTGAATCGTTCTGTTATATTGAGTTGCGATAACTTTATTATACCTATGATTCCTGATTTGTTTTCTTTAAGAGGCACTCAAAATATAGGAAGAGTATTTGCACAGTGGATTGACGATTATAATTTTGCTAAGCAAAGAGCGCGAGTGAATAATTTCGACATCCCTAAAGGCGAGCCTAAATTTTCAGGATATATTTTACAGCAATTCAATGTATATAGGCAGCGCAAGACAAAAGCGTATCAGAATTGGAGTAACCAGATTCCTGCATATATTCAACAATACCTTATAGAGCCGTTAATTTCGGAAAGGTTGTCCCCCTTAGATTTGGTTATTGGTGGAGTCGATTATAAAATTGCGGATTTTAGAAATTATCATAGTCTAATTCCTTTAGCTCAAGAAGCGAAGAAACCGGTATTTGAGCTTACCAGTAATGATGGCGTTATAGGTGCTCATTATCAATATGTAAAGGAGTGTTTGGATGAATTTGTAGAAATAGCGCATATTGTAGTCGACAGAATTAAATAGAAAGAACAACTAAGGAATTCTTTTAATATAGAGAGCATCAACGAAAGATGATGCTCTCTTGTTATTTTTACATAATTCAGTCTATGATGATATTCTACACCACTAGTCAGGACTATCCCCGGCTTAAACAACTCCTTGATAAAGGATACGAAATCGTATGCTTCTCTTTGAAAAGCAAAGAATGTGCGCTCGCGAAAAAGCAAACATTCTGTGACGGTCAGAACTTCGACTACAATTTTGGGTGTTTCCACATCTTCGACCATGATTTAGAGGAAGCTACATTCGAGCAACTTTGTGAACTCTACGATGTCGAATTTATTGAACCGGACAAATAAAGGAATATATGAAACTTGAAAGAAATGAATACCTCTGGTACAAAGCCAGTCTTGCAGCCCTTGGTAACGAATATCTTTCCAAAAATTGGGAAGTGAAACTCTATGCCACCTCACTCTACAATGCAATGCTGTGGGGACGGGAGACAAATGGAAAATAAAAAAGGGAGCCAGCCCGCACGACCAAGCAGGCCCCCCAACGATTATTTAGGTACAAATATACGGATTTCTAATTAAATAATCGTATCATGGAACTGGATTTTGATAAAATCAAACGCATTAGGAAAATCAGAAGCGTAAAATCGGATTTGTCCAAAGAAGAAAACATCTTAATAAAACCGATACTATCAGACAAGAAGCTTATTCCCCTAATTTATAAAACGTTCACCAATATCATTTGCAAAAAGTCCGATGAAGGCATAAGTACAGTAATGCAACGGAAAAAGTTCATCTTCATTATATTATATCTTTACTCTCCATCCTCTTTGGCAGGCGATAAGATGGCTTCCGGGTTGCGTAACGAGTTATCCAATGTATTAGGCATTCAGGCTAAAAGCACAATTTCTAATAATTGTGCGAATTTGGTCTTCCTTTATCAGAACTATATGGACTTCCGTAATGATGTGGAGTTCATCTACAATAAGATTCTGTCATGGTTGAAAATTTATGGATTGATAAAATGAACAATAGTATTGGTCATCATAAATTCCAATACAGTACCGACAGCAACCGGCAATAATCCATATACGGAATATTGTCGGTTCTGTCAATCAGCTCATCAATGTCTTCCCTTCCTCGCATCACGTTCAAGTTTTCTTCGCATCCCCCGGCTCACACCATGACGGGAAGCAATGTCATTCAATATTCTCTTCTCATCCGCAGAAAGCATACTATATACTTCCTCCCGGCTCTTGCCGCTGAACACGGCTTTCAATACCTTCATTACTTCCATGTTCTATTGAATATTAAAGTGAGCAAATATATCCAAATCCAGGAGAAAGAATTGTCATTGTATCCGTACTTCATCCGTTTTTCCCAAATCGGAAGCTTTTTCTTCTTCATGACGGTTCATTTTAAAAAGATCCATAGCCTTCTCCATTGTCGCATTCGGATTGTCATATTCCGATAAATCCAATGTTCCAATGATATATTTCTCAATAACCTTTGCCATTTCATCAAAAGTTTCTTTATCTGCGCCACTTTCTACGGCAAGACGGGCTGCTTCAATTCTTATGTTTAATTTATCCATGATTCTTTATTAAATTATTTCTGCAATGCCCGCAAAGGAATTTCTTCGCCACCGGAAACATTTTCTGGCCCACATACCCGCTAAGGTACTGCGCCTCCTCCCCAAACGGGTCAATCCCGAACGCCTGTGAGATATGTCGGCACAAATGCCCCTTCTCATGGTCCCATGAGTTCTGGAACTGCTCGGGGGTGGACGTAAGCGAAATCACCACCAGCGTCTCTCGTCCGTAAAAGTCAGAATACGTAAGCCCCGTGTCCGGATTACCCTCAGAAAGGCTCCGGGCAGCCCTTTCAAGCTGTCCACCCCGGCATCCTATCCTTTTCAACTCATGAAGAATCTCATACTTCCAGTACGTCGTCACGGCATAGTAAACCCGAACCTTCCAGTCATATTCCGGTATGTAGAAATCCTGCACTATCATAACATATCCGACCACATAATCGGTGTACCGCTTCCGATGCAATCCGCGTAAAACCTCGTGAAAGGCAACCCCTCATATCCGTCCGGATCATCAATATAATCCTTGACGAACAACGCAAGATGTGATTCGTCGGCAATCGAGCTCTTGTAATAATCCGCCTTCGCCATGTTGGCCACGTACACGCAGTCGTATCCGGCATCCTTCTCCAGTTTGATACCGTATTTCTTCAAAAGTTCCTCGACTTCATCCTTCTTCATTGCCTCCAGCTTACGTGTCTTACCTGTAGATGCGGCAGATGAAGAATCATCCGACACCCTCATTTTCGATACGGCCCACTCGCACATCTTTTTTGAGAAATGCCACCCGTACTGTGAAAGATACTCTTTCATTCCTGACGGAAGCCTGTCGTATGTATCCAATCTTTGTCCCATAACCCATTTATGATTTAGTGAAAGAGGGGCATTCCACCCCTCCCATGTTAATAAAACTCCCCGTTGGCACGTCTGCGCCGACGTTCGCCCATCTCATCCATTCGGGGATACTCAGGAAAGTAGCCCGGCATACGGCGTTCTCCCATGTCGGAATAACTTCCTCCACCGTTGTAACCGCCTTCACCACGGAACCCCATTCCTCCGTGCATCTCTCTCATGGCCTTTTCATAACCATGCCGGCAACCTTCCCTGTAAGCCTCCTCCAGTTCACTGCCGCCTCTCATTCCGAAGCCGCGTCCGTAATCGTCACGCCCCTCTTCCAAAATAGTCCACATTCCCATAATTATTTCTTGGTTTTAGATGTTTCAGTATTCAGGCCAAGCTGTTCCATAAGCTGCCGGTTCAACGCCATAAGGTCAGACATGTTCTTGCTCATGTCGGCCATCTGGCTTTTCAAGCTTGAAATCTCCTGTTCCTGCCTTTGTTTCTCCGCAAATTCAGGGTTGAGCATGGTCAGCATCTCATCGCATGCGGTTATCACATTAAGATGGTAATCCCGGCTGTTGACAATCTCGCTGCTCTTCTGTTTTATCATCGAGATTTCATTGTTCATCGCATCCCGCGAACATGAGACCACGATATTCCCGTTCTGTCCGAAGTCCGCGATGTCACCGCCTGCCGGAAGGTTCTGGAACGTCGTATTCTGCCCGTTGATACTGGCCACCACGTCCACCACCATTTCTATCTGCGGTGACGGGAAAGGCTGTGTCATGGGATATTTGGGCTTGGGAGCCGACACGCTCACCACCGAACCTATCTCCACATAATGCTTAGCTTCCTTATGAAGGATGAATAACTGATTGTTTGCCCTTAAATTCTGAAACATGATTGTTGTTTTTTAAATAGGGACACCGCAACCTGCGATGCCCCGGTTAATTACTTGTTCACTCCAGCCGGAGCCGTTCTCACGTTTGCCTGTGCCGCCGTGGCGGTCGTAGGCCTGTATCCTCCATTGACAAGGAACAACTCATTCGTGTACTTGTTATAATGGATTTCATAAATGCCCGTTCCCGCAAGGTTGGCCACCGTCACCGGCTCACCCCCGTAAGCCATAAGCGGACGGGTGTCACCGTTTGTCCCTATCAGTATGGGAAGCGTGCCCGTCGTACCGGCCGGTATCGCCTGACGGAGGTTGATGTAGAACCCTCCCACATAGTCCCTGTTACGGAACGCATGGTTGGGAAGCTCCAGCGTCACATTCTCCGTGCCCACCGTGACCGCCACCGTCGGGAGGGTGTTGAAATTCACCCTGCCCAGTGACGGGAACGGAAAGGGAAGTCCTGTAAAAAAGTTAGGCCACATAGCTACCTCCTTTCTTACCGGAATTAACCCCAGTAGTTGTTACCACATCCATAACCGCTACGGCCATAAGCCATGTCTCCGGCGTATGCACCGAAAGCTGCCGCACGGAAAGTTTCCGGGTTATATACCTGCAACTGCGGGTACGGTACCGCTACTGTGGGAGGCATCTTACACTTGATACCATCCACATCCCCTTGCAAAGCCTGCAAGCCTGCCGCCAAAGGCGCAATCTGCTGTCCTACGGCATTCAGGATGGTAGCGTTCTGGTTACGTTGCGAAATCTCACCCTTCAATGTGGCAATCTCCGCATCCTTGGCTGCCAAAGCCTCTTGCTGACGACGCGCCTCTGCCGCATCCATTTTGGCGACAAGCGTATTAAAACCGTCACGGTAAGCATCAGCCAAAGAGCGAGTGTTACCCTCCATAGTACGGGTGAGCGTATTCATGCTTTCGCAATTTGCCAAACGGTTCTCATATCCCTGACGTTCAATAGCAGTCTGCGTCTTGCAGCAGCAGTCGGCAATCTGAGTGAGAATAGCTTGGTTTCCGCTCTGGAAGGCGTTGATGATTTGCTGCGTGGACATGCCCACCTGGTTCCCTACACCCTGAATCAAGCCTTGGATGTTGCACAAAGCCGTCTGCAACTGTTGTGTAGAACAGTTCAAAGAAGAAGCGAGCTGGTTAATGGCATTGCCGTTACCTTGAATGGCGCTCATCAGGTATTCACGACCCACATCACCATTCAATTCAGCCGGTAATCCTCCTCCGTTACGTCCTCCGAAACCGAATCCGTTACCGCCCCAGCAGAACCAAAGCAGGATAATCCAGATAAACCACCATGAGCCTCCCCATTGGTCCTGGTTGTTGCGTCCCTGAGAAAGGAGCGCCATCAGGTTAGGATCCACTCCCTTGCCGCCCATCAGGTTAGGAAGCATGGCCATGATGTCAAATTTGTTGCCCCCGCCACTCGAAGGCTCCTGATTAAAAACATAAGTTCTCTCCATAATGTATTTTTAATTAATAGTTACAAGGTCAGGCATATCCTGACCCTGCAAAACTACAAATACATTATGTCACTCAAAATCAGTTTTTTCCCAACTCATTCCCGATTCTTTCCCGATATATTCCCATCATTTTCCCACACCTCACACGCGAAGAAAAATTAGACAGCATATAGTTTACCGCCCGTTTCGTCTTGCCGACCAATGATGCAATCTGGGAAGGGTAGAAGCCCTCCTTAAAAAGGAAATACACAAGCAAGTAACGCGCATCGACGACCTCCGCTTCCTTGCTTCCCGACAATATGACTTTGGGTGCAATCTCCGTTTCCCTGCTGACAATCTGAATAATCTCATTAAAAATATCTGCCTTACACATACAATATTCAATTTTTATTCATACCTTTGTCAAACCACATGACAAGGCGTTTATATACAACAATAGCTCGCGATGAAGACATAAAGCCCTCAACGCGCGAGCTATTTTCGCGTCTTGTCATGTGGTAATGCAAGGAACGTTGGGGGCTTTTTTTATACTCCCGTCCCCGAAGGAGTAAACGTTACTTTTTCAGCCTGTACACCAACCTTCCGAATCCGATAAGGATACAAACAACCACAGCCAGAAGCGCAAATCCTCCGTAATGCAGCTTGGTTTCCTCCCACCGCGAAAGCTTACGTTCCACCGGAACCGGTACTGATACACTGTCCACCCTGACCGTCTCCAATGTGTCATGCACCACGCGGTCCCTCCAATGTGTCCGATACCTATATTCTGTCCTATACACTGTGTCCCTCTCCGCCCTCAACTCTATGTAAATAGAATCTTTGAGGAAAGTACTATCCGAAAACCAACGTACACCATACACGCTGTCCACCCTGACCGTTTCCACCGGAATATATTGTACCCGTGCACATCCACACATGGCAAACAATAACAGGCCGACCACGAGCCAGAACACCGGCACCATCAGCCAAGGCCAGAACACTTTAAAAAATCTATTCATTCCTACTTCTTTTTGTGGCAACGAAAAAGCGGCAACCCCGACTTGTTTATGTGGGATTGCCGCTTTATTACCAATTATACAATTAATTATTCAAAGGTAGAAAACCATTATTATCAAGAGACTTAAGAACAGACCTAAGCAAATAATTACTACCAAAAGAGATAACATATTTTCTTGCTCGTTCCGAAATGGGAATTAACATTCTTTTATCAATAAGCGAACGTATGATCCTGGATATTTCTGATGAAGTCTTCGTGATATAAAGCTCTTTTATATCTGATGCTTGTATTTCTTGTGTCTTTTTAGACACAGTTAATTTCAAAATGGAATGTTCCACATCTGTGATATATTTATTCGATAATGCATCCGATAAAGATGGAATAAGTATCTTATCCCGCAGATAAGAATAATCCACAATATGGTCTATTTTCTCAATTTCAACCTTAAGCCCATTCAAGACATATTCACTCCAAGCAATCAGACCCTCGTTAGTATATTTATCAGCCAAAGATAAATAATTATAGTATTTGCTTCTATCAGAACAAAATACAGCAGTCGGATTTATAATTCGTTGCTTACTCTTAAAGACATTCTTCAACAATAGTGCATAAGTAAACAATCGTACGACACGGCCATTTCCATTTTCAAATGGATGTATCCACACAAAACGATGATGTGCTATACATATTTTTATTAAGTCAAATTTAGGTTTGGTTGTCTCATTGATAAAATCAACAAGTTCTTGCATCAGAGGTAGTACCTGCAAAAAGTCAGGAGGTGTATGGAGAGACCCACTTATCCGGACATTGCATTTCCTAAATTCACCTTTTGTACAACAACCTTCCTTGCTTTCACTAAGGGAATCGACAACCAAAGAATGAAGTTCTCTTATAAAATACAATGTAATTGGAGTGTCATCAATAACACTTTCAATAAAAGAAGTTGCTTTTTCAATATTTAATATTTCTAAAATCTGTTCATTTGACCTATTCCTATTTTCGTCATTAATTTTTGTACTCTCCACATAATCCATGATGGTTGTATTGTTTCCTTCTATACGAGAAGAACCAATACTTTCAAGCATATGGAAAACGTTTTTGATTTGCATAAAAACCAAAGGATGTGTGGTACCTTCAAGAACTTTGTATCTTAATTTTTCCAATTCAAGAACCAAATCTGTTATAGGCATATCAAATCCTATCTCAGGCATAATTATCTTTTGTTCCATCATTTGCACATTATCATTATAACATTTGCAATATTATTATTTTATTATATTGTATTACAACATCTTGCAAAGATACAAAACTACTACGCATTTGCAATGCAATTAATTGTTAATTTGCAAAAAACTGCAATCCCACCAAGTCAAAGACCGCTTCCCCGTCACCGGGTTAATAATCATTCATTTCACATCGCCAATGCCCGCGCCAGCATCCAGACCCCCACGGCCAACACGAGGAAAACCAACCAAGGCGGCAAACCCTTCCCGTCGTCTCCCCCGCCGTCGTCAAGCATCGGCCAGTATTCATCACTCGTTCCCATTGCTATGCGATATTAAAGAACCTGTCAGCCTCCCATTTCCTACGCTTCACCAGCCCCTCCAGCTTCCGCTTCTTCCCGGCCACCGTCGCATACACCCACTTCATGAACTCCGCACGCACCTCCGCATCAGGCGCGCAAGCCCGTATTTTCTTCAAAAGTGTGGAACCCTCCAACGCATCGCACCCAAGGTTATACGCGAAATCCACCAACGCGTCAAACTTGTTCTGCCTCTCCGTCACGCCCAGTTTGTCCACGAATGCCTCATATTCCGCCAAGTCACGCCTGAGCTGCCGTTCCGCCTCGCCCTCCGTCATCTTGTCGCCACGCTTTACGCCCGCCGTATGCCCGTAGCCCACCGTCCACACGCCCGCCGGGCAACGGTAAGCCGTGCTCCGGAATCCCTCGAACCTCTTTATCGCCTCAATCAATGAATTACTTGCTTTCATATTTCCACTTTTTTGTTTAACTTTGCTTCCGTCTCCCGCGAGGGACGCCCGAAAAACTGATTGTTTTTCATGGTATTTGTATTTAAAGTTAATAAGGGGGAGGCGGCGTGCCTCCCTTTTTTCATGCCCCACTTCCCTTTAGTGCTTCTATTTCCTCCTTTAATGCCGAAACCTCCGACAGCAAACCGGAGATTACGTCCTGCACGGATTGGGCTGTGAAACCATCGTTGATGCCGTCATATCCACCGACACCTTCGATGTACACGTCACCGTTCTTCATCACCTCCATGGCGTTCTTCTGTTTCGCCGTTCCCCAGTCATTGAACCACTGAGTCCCGTTGCCGATGGAAAACAACGTCTGCTTGTCCGCAGAATCCCCTTTGTGCGATTTGTTGGACATCCCCAACGCCGTCTCGGCGAAGTTCCGCGCCACCGTTTGCCAACACAATGCCACGGAACAACCACCCGTGGACACGCAACGGTCGCCAAGGGCAACGCACCCGTCAGCACTTTCCGCGCCCGCCACGCACTCTTCCCCGGCGATGCCGAGAAATGTGGAAGTGCCTGCCGAAAGGCACAACGAACCGTTTTCCGCATAGGCTTTGAACGAGGCGGAATAATCATTGAAATCCGTGTATGGGTTCAAGCTCTCCGAGAACGTCACGGTCCCCCCTTCCGCATCCACGGACACCACTTCGGCCACGTATTCTTTTTTCTTCTCATCCGATTCGCTTGTCTTGTCTTCACTTACTGCGACCTTTCCGGAATGGAAAAATTGTTCCGGGCAGTTCTTCATCATCCAGTATCCCACTGAAGCATTCGACACAACCTTATAAGTGGTACTGTTTTTAACTCCTGTCAGGTGAAGGGCAACGTCTTGAGTTGAAATGGCCAAAGCCCCGTCTTTCACTATGGAGCGGTCGAATATGTTCCCCACCTGGAACCCGGTGCCTAAAAAAGTAGTTCCCACTTTTTCGTAGGCTTCATTGACGCACAGGTATCTTCCCACGGTACTCCGCCACTCAGTCCACTTCCCGTTTGTATATTGTCTTGTGAGAGAAAAGGGGAGTATCCTCGAATCCGAATTCTGGGAGTAATACGTCTGTATATACCCGCAATTATCCTCATCCACATACCTCACGCACATGGATTCCAAAACGAAGCCTCCTTTTGCCGGTATATTCGATATGTTTTCCGCTGTGGAGGCGTTCTTGTTCAGGTATCTTACAGTGAGTTTCGGCACGATAAGGTCATCGGCATCCACCGTCTGCCCGGAAATTTCCTTGTACTCGATGGCACCACCATCTTTCATGTTGTCAAAGGTTTCCTTGTCCTCCTTCGACATTAATCCATCCTTTTCCGCAGAGGCAGGATTTGAGATTTCCGCAATCTTGTCGTTCAACGCCTTCCCCTGAGCAGCCGACAAGGCTTTTGAAGCTTCATCCGTAGTTAGGTTGTCCACCACATCCTCCTTCGCCAACTTCTCATCCTGCAATTTCTTACCCATGGATGCCGATAATGCCTCAGATGCTGATGTAGATGTCAGGGTATTGTTTACTGATGGGATGGAATTTATAGGGTCTTCTATGCCATCAACCCTGAAACTGGAACTGCTCCCAGAAAGCACACTAATATGTACAGTTAAAATGTTACTGCTATATGCAGAACAATAAGTGATTGATATAATATTGGGGGCAGCATACCGGACTGAACACGGACATAAATTTTTATCCGTGGACTCTGTATCAACACTAACAAAATTTAATCCTTTAGATATTAAAGATTCAAGGTCTTGTGGACTGTCTATGTTTAATGCTTTCTTAACATCATCCGAAGAAGATGACGTGCTTAATCTTTGTAGGTTCTTAAATACATGTACCCCGTACTTCTTCCCGTTGAACAGCACACTGTTCTCATCTTCGCTGAACCGGATTCCGTCAACCTTGGCCTTGTCCTCCTTACTCATCAGCCCGTCATTGCTGGCAGATGCCAAAGAAAGTCGGACTGTGCCGTTATCAAATACGCCCGTCCACTTCGTCAGATCTTGTGGGTCATACTTCATGCGGAACCCTCTGAACTGTATTTCCATATTGTTATTAGACTCCAGGAAATACAGCATAAAATAGTAATTGCTTGCCGAATATATACGGTAACATGTCACGGGGCTGAAATTCTCATTCGTGTCGTCCTGAACCCCGATGAAAGGTGCTTTCAGGTTACCGCCGTTATAGTTCTCCAACATCTGGGGTAGGGTGCAGAACCATTCGCCACTGTTGGCCTTCTCCAGTATCGTGGAATCGTCCGAGGTTTCATTATATTTGGGATACCTCAATATGACCGGCTTGCCGGCATCGCTTTCAAAGGTGATATCTCCAATTCCGGTCAACTTTTCCCCGTTGATGGTCTTCAAGCCGTCCTCTTTTACCAAGCCCTCGCCCACATACTCTTTCAACCTTTCCACGAGCACGTGCCCGTTCTGCGTCCCCTCCTGAAACGGGATACCCTCTTTCCCCGTCAGCTCCGTGCGTTCCGTAGTCTGTAATATCGTTTTTCCTTCTACTGCCATAACTACTTATGTTTTAATTGTTTCTTAACTGTCCTTCTCGTCACCTCTGCCATCATCACGGGACTTCCGTCAGCCCAAAGCCAAGCCTTCCCTTTCTCCAAGAGCAAGGCATTGTCAATAAGCTCATACGAATCCCCGCACTCCGTGATACCGGAAGAATTGACGCGGGCTGTCCCCAGCCCCGTCATATTCAACCGTGAAAAGTTCATCCTCTCCATCATTCCGCCTCCCTGATAGTGCCCTTCGTCACCTCCGTCATGCTCTCAATCCTGATGTGCATCGGATAAACGCCATGGCCGAAACACCAGTCTATGAACTGGCCGGGATTGTACAAGCCCGCCGGGAGCGGGCACGATACGAACATGCCATCGTCCGAACTGCGCTGCAAAATATAAAACCCGCCGCCCGCCTTCCTTTCCAGATGAAGCGCATAGTCCGCGTTCACCGTCTCTTCCGCCACATACCTGTCACCCTGAAGGGTGAAATTCAAATTCCTAAGTGCCATCTTATTTTTCCTCCTTCTTTACTGTATTATTCTCATTCTCCCTTTGAAACAGAAGCTCTGCCGCCATCTTGGCTATCTCATCCTTGTTGTCAATAATGACTCTCATCGTCTTCTCCGCCTTCCGAAGCTCCTCCTTCTGCCATGATTTCTCCCTTACGGACACAAACTCACAGAAAATGCAGTAAGCCGTCCACAACATCGAGAACACCGGAATGGGAATCACCACGCAACAAAGGATGTCGATAAAACACAACGTAAGGAAAGGCGTGAAATACTTCTTTGCCTTCGTGGCCGTCTTCTTATATCCCGTAGAAGTCCGTGCCTCACCGCGTTGTTTGGCCTTTTGTACCCCCGAGACCAAATCCACGGCCATTGCACCTATCGTGGCCGCCACGCATAACGCTATGAGTATGATGTGGTTCATCATGTGGTTTTCAATAAAATCAATAATAGCTTTCTCCATTACAATACATTTTTCTAATTAATGCCAAAGCCCCCCGGTCCACAAGACAAGACCCCGGCAAACGGGTAGGCAGGCACCGCCGCCTTATACCCGTTATTTCAATAGTCAGGCAGAAGCGTCTTCTTTTATCTGCTTCACTATCTGGATGGCATCCGATATGTACTTCGGCAGTTCCTCACTCTCCGGGAAGTTCGACATCGTGTAATAACCGTTCTCATAATAGATGCTGCCCAACGGGGTTTCCTGCACGCCCTTCTGCATGCCTTCCTCCATAGGAAACTCCACTTCCTCCACCTTGTTCACCGAGGCGTTCACGCGTTTCAGTTCCTTTCCGTCCGTCTCATACTCGATGTAGTACTTGGCATTTGCCGTTGTGGTCTCTCCGTTGTAAATCACCCTCGTACTGTTTGTCTTAATCTCCATAATCTTTTGTTTTTTAATTAATGAATAATGTTATTTGAATTTCACATGTTTTTTCCACCGGATGCCTCCAATCACGCCCTGCTTATGGTCAACACCGTGCCCGACGCGGTGTACGTCGCGCCTCCCGGCACGAGCAAGAGCCACACGATGTCAGGCACGGTGCTGCTTTCCCCCGTCTGGTAGGAGTGCCATTTTGCCGCGTCCGCAGAGTTCGGCACGGCCACGAGTTCCACGTACGTGCAAGAGGTCGATACCACGAGCCGCGTGTAGGTCTCCACCCCGTTGTAGGATATCTTCGCCCCCGACGTTTGCACGCTGCTACCGCTGTATATGTAGAGGTGCGTCCCCAAGTAGTCCCCGGATGTGGGCAGTGTCACAGTGCCGCGCGAACTTCCGTCCCTTGTGGGAAAACAGAAGAATCCCCCTTTCTTCAATACGTCCCTCGTCACCGTGACGCTGTTATTGTTGGGGTCCACCTGTGGTACGGTCTTCATGTAACCCGAAAATTCCCCACTTCCTATTTTCAGAACCCCGTCTGCGTCCACGCTAGCCGTCACTTCTCCGTCATTGTTCTGTATGACAAACTGGTCGCTCGTCACGGTGATTTTTTTGTTTATCACGTCTATTCCCGTGGCAAGTTCCCCGTCATGTTTTCCCTCCACGAATCCTGAAGGCAGACTTCCTGTCAAGTCCCCTTCAAACACCATGATGCTGTCAAAATACAACGTACGGCTTGTTGTTTGTCCCGCCGTTCCAAGGCGTAATACAAGATAATTGCTTCCACTCGGAGCGGTAACCTTATATGCTTTCCTTGTCCATGACGATGTAAATTGAGGTTGGAAAGCTGTGAATCCAGCCAGTTCAAGCTGGTCGTTTTTTGAAAAGTAAGCCCCTGTCGCACCGCCGCTTTCTGTGAAAGTGGATGTCGCCCGTATCCACATGACTATGGTATATACTTTTCCGGAAACAACTGGAATTTGCGCACGCCCTACATATACCCATGAATTCCCTGTTACACACTGTATTTTCAAACTTTTGCTACCATGTATATGTGAGGACGTGTCAATCGAAACCGTACAATTTGACAGGTTTCGGTTCGCCAATCCGCCGTTTTCAAAACTTCCATCCGGGAAAATATTGTCCGGCCAAATACTATCCACCTTTAAAGAAATCTTGCTCGTCGTCTGCTCCAAAGTGCTCACATCCCCTTGTATGCCTTGTACCGTAGTTTTCAGACTGCTTGCCGTCTGCTCCACGGTACTTACCCTCGTGCCCAAGGAACTCACTTGCGATGCCGTGCTCGAAATCTGTCCCTTGGCGGATTTTATTTCGGCGGTATTGGTCTCCACTTCTTTCTCAAGCCCCGTCACGGAATCCGTCACGGTAGTGACCTTGGTAGACAATAAACCGATTTCACCTTCCGCTGCAGTTATTTCTGCATGCACCTTGGTATAAACATCCACAGCGTCACCCACAACAGGGACTTCCTGCATCATTATGATATTGCTCCCGTCATAAAGCCAGAACTTTATGGAGGTCGTCGTAGAAGTAGGGGATACCGTTACCGAACTTCCGCTTGCGGCGGTCTGTACGCTGCTGTCCGTGCCTACACGTTGGTATTTCAATGTCTTTTCCGTAGTTGTTGCCCTTGCATTGCTTCCCGTCTGTTTGTATTTCGTACAAGTCACGGACGTTGGGGTCAGCTTGTTATCCCAAGACTTCTTCACCACGTTTGCCGAAGGCTCTATGGTGTAGAATACAGCCGCATCCCCCTTGGGACCCGTCGCCCCGGTGGCGCCCGTGTTGCCCTTGAAAGCCACGGAAAATGAGAAATTCTTCGTGAAGGACTTCCCGTCCACGGTGATAGGCACAGTAAGCACGCCCTGTCCGGTAGTCAACGAAGAAGTGACGGACACCGTGAACGAGGCCGATGTGGTTCCGTTGCTTGAAATGCTCGTGGACATTCCCGACGGTGCTCCGGTTATAGTACCAATCGTTGCCGCCACCCTTGTGGCACCCTTGTATGCGATAACCTCGCATTTCGTGGATGCAGCGATGGCCGCACTCGTCGTTCCTTGGAAGGCATGCGATTCGTTGCCCAGAATTATGGTGTAGGCATCCGCGCCGTTCTTACCGGCGGCACCGTCCTTGCCATTCGTGCCATTTGTGCCATCCTTACCATTCGTCCCGTTGGTACCCGAAGAAACCTTGGCTATCGTCATCTCGTCATATACACCGCCCGAGGTGCAACGTATGGTCACAGACTTCGCGCTGCCCCAAACCGTCGAATTGTTATGTGCCAAGGCATAAGTCTGCGAAGTGGCTCCCGATATGTTCGTGAAAGAAGTCTGTCCCACCTGTTTATAGCTCCACTGGTATCCGGATGTCCCCGTGAGGGTGGCCGTCAGCGTAATGGAGGTAGGTGTGGGATTCCCAGAAAAATTGTTGGTGTATATAAACACCTGGTCGCCCGCCACCCTCACATACTTGGCCGCCGTACCATCCGTACCGTAATAACTCACGGAATACACCGTTGTCGGGTCACTCTTCTTGTAAGTCGTCACCGTTTTCGTCCAAAGGTATTTACCTTTCTGTGGCGAAGGTACGGTTGCGCTCCAGCTTCCTGTCGGTGCCGTCGTACCCGAACTTCCTATCTGGTAAGTATTCGATACCGACACGATGCCGTCACCGTCAGCTCCTGCGGGTCCCGTATCGCCCTTGTCACCTTTGGCTCCGTTAGCTCCCATCTTACCCACGCTGTACGACGTAGATGTGGTATTGTCCGTGTAGGTTATAACCGTGCGCGTCCAAAGGTACTGGTTGGCTGCCACGGAAGGGATAGAACTGTTCCACGTTCCTGTGGGCGGCGTGGTGCCCGATGTGCTTACCTGATAAGTCACGGCGGTACTTTTGATGCCTTTCCCATCCGCACCGTCGTCACCTTTGAACTTAGACCACGTGTAATCCGATGGAGTATTGCTCTCTGTGGCCGTTGTCTTGTTTACTGCTATGCCGATGTACTGTGTCGTGGATTTGGGAGTGTCATACATCCCGCTGCCCGTCGAGTTATCGGAATACTTTATCCATGTGTAAGTGGTTTTCCCGTCAGCCCCTTTTGCCCCCGGCACGCCTTGGTCGCCCTTTTCGCCTTTGATAAGTGACCATGTATAATCCGAAGGGGTGTTGCTTTCCGTGGCGGTGGTCTTGTTATAAGCAAACCCGATATAAGTTTTTCCCGTGGGCGAGTTGCTGATGCCCGAACCCGATGCGTTGTCAGCATAGCGTATCCAAGTATAGCGGGGTGTCCCGTCAGCACCCTTTGGACCCTGTACTCCCTGTGGACCAGTATCACCCTTATCCCCATAAGTACCGATAATCACCGGACTGCTCGTATATTTCGTATCATTGGTGTAAGTCACCACCTCATAGTTCCAAAGGTACTTCTTGGAAGATGAAGTGGACTGCACCGAAGTCGTCCATCCTGACGTTGAAGTTGTCACTCCACTCGATGCCGAAGAGGCCAAATAATATTCCGTAATGGACTTTATACCCACACCCGTCGCCCCGGTGGCGCCCGTGTTGCCTGTATTTCCGTATGCACCTATGACCCTCTTTTTGGTCTCGCTTGTCGTGCTGTTGGTATAGGTGACAATTTCATAATTCCACAGATAACGGTTCGTGGTGGTCATTGTAGGTACCGTGTCGCTCCATGATGTCGGCGCGGTGGTGTTCGATGCGGATACGGCATACTTGTTGGTTATGGACTTGATGCCCACTCCGTTTGTGCCGTCCGCTCCGTCCGCTCCCGCCTTTACTTTATATACAGAGAATACCGCAGATAGGTCTGTCTTTCCGCTCTTCTTGGCCGTGACTGTCACCGTGCCAGTATCCGCGCTTACCCCCGTGACCGTGATTTGTCCCGTCGATGAGTTCACGCTTCCGGAACATCCGGAGAATGCACCCGTAAACGCCCAACCCGTATCAGGTTCCGTGCCATAATATACCGTGGCCTTGCTGCTCGGGAATCCGCCGGTCACGTTCCCCGAAGCGTCACACGACACCGGGCCGCCGTCGTTGTCCAAGTCCAGATAGTAATGCCCCGCACGCGCGGCATCCTCCACAGCCTGATTCGCCTTGTTCGTCGCGTCGTCCGCAGCTTTCTTGGCCCCAGCGGCAATCGCGTCGAGGATGGTCTTCCGCGCATCGTAGTAGGCCGATATGTTCGCGTAGTCACTTCCCACCGTGATATATTCCGGTGACGAAGCCGTATATTTCGTCAGGGCAGCGTTGGCAAGGTCATAAGCCGACTTGTAAGCCGTGGTGGACACGGCATAGCGTGCGGCGTTGGCGGTAATCTCCCCGTATTCCGAACGGATGTCCGCCTGCTGCTGTTTCAGGGCTGTCTTTTCGATAGGGGATATGAGGTTGTCGCTCTTGATGTTCGCCAGTTCCTTGTTGGCATTCGTGGCATCAGCCTGAGCGTTCTTGGCCGCTTCCGCTGCGTCATCTGCCGCCTTTTGGGCATCCTCTATCATCCCGTTCACGTCCTCGATGGCGGGTGTCCAGTCCGCTTCCACCGTCCCCTTGTTGACCATGAAGTTCCACACGCGGAAGTAACCGCCGGGGTTTATCTTGATATAGTCAAAACGGATAAAAGGACTTCCATTGTCTGTCTCGACAACGGGGTCGGATGAATTGTAATGGGTGTTAAGCGTGATGATGGAAGACGTGTGGTGCCCTTTCCCATTGCCTCTTAGAACAAGCCCAAATCCACTGTAGGCGTAATATTCGTTAAACTGTGCAGATATTTTTGAGTTGCTCTCAAAAACAATGTCTTTCGCCTCATAGTCGAATGATACCACAACCTTGTCACCTTTCTTTAATCCAATCGTCGTGTATCCGAGAGTGTCGGTGTGATTTTCTTTATAAGCCACCGAAGTCACCTTCTTCTCATTGGTAGTTCCCCACGCATAGTTACGCCCTCCCATTTTAATTCCCGCCACCACCTTGTCCGCGTACGCCTTCGCCGCGTCCGAGATGGCCGTCAGGGCGGCACTCTTCTGCGTATAGTACGCCGTGCGCTTCGTGGCGAAGTCCGAAGGGATGGCCACGGTCTCCGAAGAGGAAGACACCACGCCGTTGATAGCCGTCCGGTAGTTCGTGTAAGCCGTGTTATAAGCTGTGGGAGTACCGAGGCCGTACTTCGTGTAACCGTCCGTGACCTGCGTCTTGTCCCCGTCGATGCGGGCAAGCTCCTCCTTCAACTGTTTCTTTTCAGAAGGGGAAAACTTGCCGTCGGCCGCCCATTCGTCCATGCGCTCCTTCTCGGCGTCCACGTCCGCCTGCGCCTTGTCGGCGGCATTCTTCGCCGCCGCCGCGTCCTCTATGGCCTGCGAGGCGCTCTCCGCTGCCGCGTCAGCCGCCTCTTGCGCGTTGTCGGCCAGCTCCTTGGCCTTGGCCGATATGGCATTCAGCAAGTCCGTGCGCGCGTCATAGTAAGCCTTGAACTTCGCCCTGAACTCCGTGCCCGTGATGTTGCTTGTAGAACTTAAATCTGACAATAGGGGCGTTATATACGTGCTTAATGCCGTGTAAGCGGAGCCGTAGGCCGTTTTGGACACGCCGAACTTGTCCGCCGAAGCGTCGTTTTTAGGCTTCTCGGACACTATCACGTCCCATTCCTTTTTGGTCTGCTGTTTTTCCTGCGCCGTGAGCTTGTTGTCGTTAGCGATGTCCGAAAGCATGGAGTTCGCCTCGTCGGCATCGTCCTGGGCGTTTTTCGCTGCCGTGGCCGCATTGTCCGCGGCTGTCTTGGCCTCTATGGCCTTTTGTGCCGCCTCGCTCGCCGATTCTGCCGCTTCCTCTGCCTTCGCGGCCGCGTCGTCTGCTGCCTTTTTCGCCGCGTCAGACGCTTCCTTGGCCTTTGCGGCGATGGTATCCAATATCGTCTGCCGTTTGGAATAATAGGCGGAGATGTCCGAATAGTCGGATTCCACGGTGATGTATTCGGGAGTGGAGGCAGTGTATTTGGTAAGCGCGGCATCGGCCTTCTTGTACGCGGCCTCATAGTCCGTCACGCTTATGGAATACTTTCCGGCCTCCGTCGTTATCTGCCCGTGTTCCGCCTTTATGTCGGCATGCTGTTGCTTCAGCGCGGTTTTCTCCACCGGGCTTATCGTGCCGTCGGATTTCAGGTTGTCCAGTTCCGTGTTGGCGGCTTGTGCTTCCGTCTTGGCTTCCCCTGCCGTGGCGGCGGCTTCGTCGGCGGCTTCCTGTGCCGCATTCGCGGCCTCCGCAGCCTCCCGTGCGGCCTCTGCCGCCTCGTTGGCCTTCGTGTCGTCCGTATAGCGTGAGGCAAGCTCCCAATGCGAGATGGAGAAAGCCTCATTCTCTTTCTTGGCGGTTTTGCAACGCAGCAGGTCGTTCTTGTACGTATCCCCGTAAGTCGCGTTCACCCAAAGGTCGCCCACGTCGTAAGCCTGCCCCGTGGTGGGCTGGCTGACGAATACCCTGCGTTTGCCGTCAGCCGTATCCTGTGCCTTGGCAGCAGCGGCCAAAGCCTTTTCCGTGGCCGTGTCCGTGATGGCGTTCCATTTCCACGTGTCACCGTCCTTCACCCATTTCCAGCTCTTGCCCGTGCTGAGATTGGTATAAGTGTCGTTTGAATGCGCTTGTTTCTGTTCTTCGGTGGTCCACTCGTTCGCCGGGTAGTTGGAGGTTGTCGGGTCAGTTTTCTCAAAGTAGCTTTCTATCGCGCCGTCAATCTGGTTCTGCAAGTCCTCGGCGGTCTTCTGTAGGGCGGCGATGTAATTCTGCTGCTCCGCCAGACGCTCCACCGCGTCCTCCACCTTTCCGCTCACTTCATCCACTTTGCTTTGTACGTCTCCCACCGCGCCGTTGATGTATTCCTTCACCGTCTCGCCGGTGGACAATTTTATATTGTCGGAGATAATCATGACATCTTCCCGTGAGAGGTTGACAAACTCTTTGCCTTCCAGTTTGTAGGAGTTGATGCCCCGGTACATCTTGAAATAAGGGGCATCGTTCCCGTATGCCGAAAGGATAATGGCCGCCTGTCGGGCCACGTCATTCCGGTTTCCCAACTGGACGATTTCGTCACCGGCGGCCGGTACCGTGCTCCCCGCGTCGCAGTCCGTCTTAGAGAGGTCTATGTAGTTGTCCCCCACGCCCGTCACCAGACGCCAGTAATAAGTGTTCTTCACGTTCTCGTTCATGCCCTCCTTCACGTTGAACGTCTGGGCGCGTGCCTGGTCACCTGCGACAAACTGGTTCTCCACCGTCTTTTCCCCGTCCGTCGCCTCGAAATAGCAACGGTAGGCACTCCCCGTGTCTTCCACGCGGATGCACTTCATCGAGGCTGGGGTAAGCACGATTTGCCCGCCCACGTGCTTGATTTCCTGAATCACAAGCTGGATGAACTCGGCCACCTTGCGCACAAGCATGCGGTCCACCTCGATATAAGAATCCCCGTTCTCGTCCATTTTCAGGCACAGCCCCGTGCCCAATGCCCCTGTCGAGAATCCCGGCGACTGTATGCCCTTTGCCGTTACCAGTCCACGAACCAACACGCTCAGCAGCTCCGCAGCACCGTCCTCGCCAATCTTCGCGCCCGATTTCCCTGCGGAATACTTTCCAATCTCCAATGCGCCCCTCAGCAACAAAGAGGCCAACTCTGCCGCGCCGTCGTCCGAGATTTGGCCGCCCGATTCGCCGGATGAGAAATTCCCGATTTGAAAAAGGTTGCGCAATGAAATGGAGTTGAAAACAGCGTCTCCTATGCGGTTTATGCTTGAAAACTCGCCGATATTCAGTCCTTTTCTTATCGTGGCACTATCAAACTCTGCACTTCCGTCTTCTTTCAGTGCACCTCCGCTTTCTCCTGGTTTGTAATTCCCGTATAATAAGCCTTTCAAGAAGCTGATAAGGGCGGTAGCGGCATCTTCCGTATCTTTTTTCAGGTAATTCCCTTGCAGGTTGACGATCGTCCCGCCGGCATGATTTACGGAGTTTCCGGATGCAATAGCGTCAATCTTGTTTTGCATGCGCTCCAGTGTGCCTTCCTCCTTGGCCTCTTTGAGGGTGATTTCGTAACTCGGTATCAGGCTTTCCCCTTCCTTTATGGTGAGGGTGTCGATAGTGATATGTAGCTCTTCATTAAAAAGGTCCTCATCGGAAATCCTTATCAGCATGCCCTCCTTGATGGTGTCGTGAAGGCTTATACCTCCGGATTGTATGGCTTCGTCGTGTTGGCGAGCCATCGCAATCTCGTCTATTTTTGGGGAATAGGTATGTTTCATGTGGTCTACTTCGGAAAGATATTCTTTTCCTGCCCGTAATAACCTCTGTGAAGCAGCCTTTACGTATACGTCTGGCAAGTCTATTCCTAAAATTACAAATTTGTCTCCGGCTTGCAGTGGGTATGATTTATAAGGATAATACAATTTATTGGATTCATCTTCCGCGCGTTCACACCTTAGCAGGTAACACTTTGCTCCGTTCTTTTCTGTGGGAACACAATTCCTGATTTTAAATTCACGTCCGCTGCAATATCCGCTTTTCATGCTAATGGAAGAATCATCGCCTATCTCTTTGGCGAGGTCGAATCCCACGTCTTTCAGTGTGACAGTGAAGGTGGGGATAATATCTCCCGGCGTAATGGCTCCGTCGTCTTGTATTTTTTCGGCATCGGCCAATTCATCCAAATTCCCGTTGTCGCCTTCTGCCAACGACACATCTATACCCGCATCCCGTAGGTTTTCCGCTTTCATGCCTTCTATGGAGGGAAATATCTCTTCCAGTTCATCATTGCTTCCGTCAAAAAACACGCAACCTTCACGTATACCGTACTTTTCAATGTTGTCGCTGTCTATATAGGGGTCGAGTGTGATAGAAGGAAAATCGGGAAGCATCAGATTGGGGGCATACATATTATTGGGTAGCAATGAACCGTTATGGTTTCCGGTGAGGAAACTTTCTCCGATTTTGCTTGTTTCCGATGCGTACAAGATTTCAAATCGTGTAGGAGAGGGAGAGTCAACGAGCTCATATTCCACGCTCGTCTCATGGTACAGTTTCAAGTCATATTCATGGTTTCCGTCACCGTGGTTCGTGTAGCTCGCGGAAGACATGAAACTATTGAAATCAGGTATCTCTTCTGCTGGGATTAAAAGTATGTCGCGTACGTAGGCGTATGCCTTGTCATAACATAGGCTGCGGTTATTGCTGTTTCTTACCTCGAAAGTTGAACGGAGCATACCTTCTACGTATACTTCGCATTCCGTACCGATCATCGCTTCATGCCAAAGCATTTTGATTTCGTAGTTCAGACCGTTATGGTGTTCCTCGTATGTTACCGGAACAGACAAGAGTTCGTATTTCCCTTTTGATAATTCAATGAACGTACACTCTTTAGGAGAGGGCACATTGTCATCGAATTCTTGTCGGCTTGCCACCTTATGCACTTCTCCATTGATGCGCACTTCGCTCCAGGTACCGATTTTTTCCGGTGCATTGTCGCTGAATATCTTGCATTTGGCATGGGTGTTGTCGATACGCTCATATTCTATTCTGCTGATTTCTACTATGGCGTATGCTTCTCGTAGGTTATTATAATACCGGTTGGGCAGATTCCTTGTGCTTCCATAAACTTTAAGTCTGGTGATGATGTCCGCATCTTGTTCTGTTACGGACTCTATTTCGTAAAGTCCGTTATTTTTGCCATACTTGAAAACCTTGTTTAAAGTTTCTGATGCAGCACCGATAGTTATGGTGCGGCCTTTTATAATGAAAGGCACCTTGAATTTTGAATAAGAATATCCCAGTGCGGTCCACACGTTGATTTGTTCTGCCGCAACATAAACATCCGTCTTTCCTCCGCATCCGGGGGATACCTTAACTGTCCACTTTCTGTCTCCGCTGTATAAACGGTCCAAATTGGCCTGTATACGTTCCGCGAGGTCTTCCACGTTGGAGGCGAAAAAACTGAATTTCGGCAGGGAAGAATAATGTATAAGGTTATCTTCTTTTACATAGTCCAGAAAAAGGCATTTTACTAAGTCATTGCTTGCGCTGTTCAGTTTGATGCTGTCGTATGTGAAGGCGTCTCTGTTGTAACTTGCACGGCATTTTTTGAGGACAGAGGGGGCGTAGTTTATTTCATATTTTTCTCCTCGGTATTCCAGATAGTCTCCTGTTTGAAAATCTATGGGCACCTCGCTTTCCACCTTGCAGAGTACATAGCTTTCACCCATAAACTCTCCGTTGTATTCCAAACTCGTTACCGTACAACGTTTATTTTTACCTGTCTTGTCTAATATTTCGTATTTCATGCAGATAGAATAATGTTACCGCAAGGTTCTGTTACCCTTACGGTGATTTTAAACTCCAACACGTCTTCTCCGTTTCCCTTCCAGAAGTCGTCAGGGGCAAATTGTTTCATGTAACAACCGCCTCTTCCGATGAGTGTATGGGGACTGTAGATTTTGAAAAATGTACCTCCTCCGTCCCTCCCGGTAAGGTATGCCATGAATTCTTCTATTTGGGTATAGGCACTTCCAAGGTCTCCTTTGTAACAAAGTGAGATATCCAGGTCGTATGCTTTCATCTTTATGGTTTCAGGACGGTACGTATCTTCACCGTCCTCATCCGGCCAGTCACGTGACGGGAGTTCTTTGGCCTCGTTTTCCGGAAGAAAAGGTATGTCGGTGCAGGCGATGTTCCAGTCCCTTACCGTGTCCTTCACCGCTGCGCCTTCTTTCTCTTTTTGAATCAATATGGTGTAAGCCTTACTCATGGTCTGAATAGAAAAACAGAGCCTGCCCCATAAAGGTTTTATCCCATGGGGCAGGCTCTGTGGCCTTCAAATGATTTACTATTGTTCTACGAATGCAAATATAACATTATTTTCTAAATAATCATATTTTTATATTATTTATTTCTTGCGGATGAAAACATTTCCGCAGCTTTCTTCATGGGAAGAAATATGGCATGTCTCTCCATGAAGGTAAACAAATACTTTAGCAGTATCCTCCTGTATGATTTCCACACGTGAATGGTCATACACGTTTATAAAAACTTTTGAAAGCCCTTTTGCCGAGATAACGACTTGGCTCTTGTCCCGTATATGTAGTGTAGACGCAGAATACCGGTCGAATGAAATCTTTCCTCGGCATGTACCATTGAATACATAAGTCCCGTTTCCCCCTCCTTCCGGTACAGTCTCGTCAATGAATATCAGATGTTTGTGCCGGATTTCATCTGTGGAATGGGAGAGGAGGTATGAATTCTCAGGAAATGAATGCTTGATTACGAAGTCTATTCCTCGTTTGTACATGTCGAGCAGGCCGTCCTTGTCAGCGTCCTTCATCATATTGTACCATTCTTCACAAATACCGCAGGCTTTTGCCCCGGACATTATTTCTTCATTCAGTTTGTTCATGATGATATTTTTTTAATGAATCCAGAAACCAGAAGACTTGCTTTGTTTGGCACTGCGTAGCATGTCTCTGATTTCTGATGCTATCCTTGTGTGCTCTCCCGTATTTTTAACGATAATCTGGAGTTGCTGTAGCTGTGCTTCTGCTAGATGGGTCATTTCGGGGAACTGTTCTCCGCAATATTTCTCTATGACAGAACGCTGTGCGCTCAAATCGGCTCTCATGGCATTGATATAGGAAGCCAGTAGGTCGGCTGTGTCTTCCGTCACGCCTTGGATACTTGAACGCATGCTGCCTCCGCTTTCCGTTTTGCTTAAAAGGCCACCGCTCTTTTCGTTTAGCAGTTGGAAAGCGTTGTTCATGGCCTCCACAATATTTTTCCCTTCTGTATTGAACCAGTCTGAAAGATATTTCATCCCTTCATCCATCGTTCCGTTCAAATCATTCAGGTTGATGATTCCACCTTGATAATTCCCATTCTCGTCCATTTCCCCGAAAAGCGCCTTTTGCAGCTTCTTCATCACCGGTTCAAGGATGCCTATGCGCAGGATGTTGCTTGCTACCCTTGAAAGGAGGTCGCTCGCCGTCTGTTCGAAAGCTTCTACTGCATCCTCTCCGTTTCTGAAGGCATCTACAAGTGCATCGCTCAACTGTTTCGACCAGTCTTTTAAATCAAGCTCGTAAAGAGAGGCCACCGTGTCTTGTACAAAATAAGTAATCTGGTCGTTCAGTTCGGCGATTTGCTCTTGATAGTCCTGTATCTTGGCCGGATCAGAATCCTTTTTATCTTCCTCTGCACTCAGTTGTTTCTGTAATTCCAGACGTTGACCTACGAGGCTTGCATATTGGGCCATGTAGACATTGTCTTCACTACCTTTTTCTCCGGCTCCCACTGCTTTTAAGGCTTCGTATGCCTCTCTCTCGATGCCCACTGTGAAGTTCAGTGAAGCCGCGAAGCCGTGTGATTTTCCTCCGTTCCAAATAAATTTTTCCATTTTACTCTTCGGAAGAAGGTCATTCATCATGCTGCGTCCTCCGTCTTTCAGCACATCGTATGGCATCGAATAGGCTGCGCTTAGTTTGCTTCCGGCACGTTCGGCTTGTTCGGCGAGTTGTTCATACGAGGACAACGCTCTTTCTGCCGCATCTGTGGCTGCACCGAAAGAACGCTCCACGGCCTTCCCAAGTTGGTCGTATGCGGTTTGCAATTCCTCTACGCGTCTTTGACTTTTCTGTATTTCCTCGTCAAGTTTCTTGTCATGAAGTTTGGCAATTCCTCCGATAATTCCCGTCACGGCTCTGATACCCATGCCTACGAACCCAAGGTTTTTCAATATTCCGGCATCTGATACCCCAAACAGTTTGCCTATGGATTGGAAGCTCCCACCCATTGAGTTTGAACTGCTGAAAATGCCATCCATGAGATTGGTAATATCACTTGCGCCTTCCATTCCCAGAGATTCCAACATGCCTGAAACGGAGGATACGGCTGTATTCATGGCCTCTAATCCGTCTATTACATGGTCTATAGACTTCACCATGTCTTCTTGTGAGGCGACAATCCCGTTTTCAATCTGTGCACGGGTGTATTTTACGGTTTTTCCTGATTCCTTGTCAAAGAATGAAAGTTCTTCAGCATTACCAAGATAATGTTGCAGTTCCTTCCATTTTGCAAGTTCTTTGGACGCATTGGAGATGCCTTTCCACGGGTTTCTTTCCAAGGACTCCTCCCTGAGTTTGCGCATGGCTTCTATCAGCTCTTTTGTCTCTTCCACAGACAACTCTTGTGATCGGGAGAACGTATTGATTCTTTCGATCATGTCGTCTATCGTCCTCGTAGACATGCGCCCCAAGTCGTCGAAGATATTCGCCCAATCGGATTCTTTTTTGAATTGTTCCAACAATACGGAAGATTTGTCTTCTTCTGCTTTTTTCTTACGGCTCGAAATCAAGCTTTCAACATCCACACCTCCTGTTTCAAGTTCTGCTCTTCGCCCTTCAATGTCCTTCAAGTCCTTTTGTAGGTTGCTTTCTATTTCCTCTATCTTTGCGGCATAGTCCTTGTGGTTTTTGATAAGCTCGCTGAGGTTTTTCACCTGTTCTTCTTTGAGCTTTTCCGAATTTTCACGATAGGCGGACACAAGCCCGCTAAGTGTTTTCAGTCCGTTGTCCTCCAGCCCTTTTTCGTCCATGCCGAGTACGTCTTCAAAAGAAAAGGTTGTGCCACTGAGTTTTTCTTCGATTTTCTTTTTCAGTTCGTCTCCAAGGTTTTCTGATTCCATCAGACCGCCGAAAACGATTTGGCCGGCCAGGCTTCGGTTACCTGTTGCATCGGATAAATCTTTGAACAAATCCCATTTCTTTGTACTTTCAGAGATATATTTCTCAATTTCTTTCAGATTGCGGTCCAGTTCTTTTTTTTCTTTCCCTTGACGTAAATCTTCTATTTTGAATCCGAGGTCTACGAAAAGCTTCCTTTGACCTTTGCTGTTTCCGAGTTCTTCCCGTATTTGTTCCCAGATTTTTTCAGGACTTTCTATGCCGAGGTCAAGATAGCTTTTTACGGAGGAGAATAATGGACTGGATTGGGTACGTTCGGAAGCATTTTTCTTGCCTTCTATTTCTGACCATTCCTTATAATAGGAAATGGCCTTTTCTATCAGTCTGATACGTTCATTCCACAAGTCCGCCATAGGGTCTTTGTCCGGCTGTGCTGGTTTGCCCGTGTCTGCGCCGAAAGATTCCGCCTCCTTTTTGGCCGATTCCACCTTATTCTTTAGTTCTTTGAGACGTTCTTGCTGTTCGGTATAGCCTTTGATGATAGAACCGTCTTTGTCCGTGATGTCTTTTGCGCTTTTGGCCTCATTGTATTTCTTTTCCGCATCCTTCCATTTTTTTATAGCTTTCATGCGGTTTTCTGCAAAGGTTCCGAATTCCTTGTTCGCTTCCTCCCACTGCCCGGTAATGTAATTGAACTTCTTCTTGGCATTTTCCGTCTCGCTCTCCAAATCACTAAGTTTCAAGTCGAAAAATAGTGGGATGGTGAACGTACCGCCCGTTATGCCCATTTCCTTCCACCGTTTCATGTACCCCAACGTCTCTTGCAGGCCGTCCTTCACTTTCTGCTGTTCCACAGAAAGGGGAATGCCCTCCATCGTCTTCAGTTTTCCTTCTAGTTCGGCGATGATGCTGTCCGTGTCACGTTCCGCGTGCGTGCCGTCCACGTGGAGTGCCATCGTGCCCTCCACCTCCTTCTTCATCGCGGTGGCAAAGTCACTCAGGTAGTCGAATTTTTCCTCTGCGTTCCGGTAACTGGATTCTGAAAGCCTCACATCCATTTCTGTGGGCACGGAAATACGTCTTTTCGCATCTTCTATCTTCTCTATCTCCCTGCGTATATTGTTCAACACCTCCTGCGCCGCCTCCGACCAGTCGCCGACATCCCACGCTACACTGCCTTGTATGCCATATTCCGACTTCAATGCCGAACGGAGTTTCGCATAATCCCCGGCACCGGAACCTGCACCAATGCTTGCAAGACGGTTCATCTTGGACAATTCTTTGACCAACCCTTCCAAGGCATCTGCTTGGCTTTTGAGCATGGACAAACGGCTTTCATCGGCCAGCTCGCTGACCTGACGGTTCACGTTCGTCAAGTCGGCCTCTTCCAGTTTTTTCAGGGAATCGTATGCTTGTGCCAGGGCAGGAGATAACACAGAAAGCTCATCAAAGGCCATTTGTTTCTGAAGGGAAGAAGAATCTGCACTTCGGATGACATTCAAGAGTTCGTTGATTTTATTCTTCTGATCGTCAATGGTCTGGCCTATGCGTTCCATAGAACGGTTGAATGCCTCATTGGCTGCTTCAGCCGCGCTCGCGGCGGTAATCAGTTTGTACACAGCGTATACTAATGTGGTTACGCCTGCTGCTACCCAAAAATATGGATTTGCAGCGGTCACTGACCATAATGATTTCAGTACGCCTATCAACCTCTTTTTTGCTAATGTCAGCAATTTGGTTCTTGCGGCGGACACGGCTTCCGCGTTTGAAAGGGATATGCTCGCTGCTGCCGCAAGCTGTTTCTCCACTACCGCCTGCCGCAACAAGGCTATATCCAGCTTTTGGTAAGTAGTTACGGCTATTATGGCAGCCTTATAAGACCCATAAGATATGATAAGGGAACCGATGGCTTCAGCAACTTCCTTCCAGTGTCCGGTAAGTTCGGAAAGCAAGTCAAGGCTTCCTCCGATGATTCCGTTATTGGCTTGGGCGATGTCGGCAAGCATGATTTCATAGCTGTCTTTGAGTTTGTCCAGTTTTCCGGAAAGGCTCTCTGTCAGGACGGCTTGCATATTATAGAACTTTCCTCCCTCGTTGGTCAAATCCCAAAGCACGTCTTTTACCATCTGGAAGGGGACCTCTCTACGGCTTATTTTGTCGAACACTTCTCCCACGCTTACAACTCGTCCTTCCAACATGCTGAACTTCTTAGCCAGCTCATCCAACAAAGGGATGCCGGCTTCCGTAAATTGCCTTACTTCCTGTCCACGGAGGAATGCTGCACTGCGTACCTGCCCGTAGGCCAGGATAAGGCGTCCCATGTCAACACCAAGTCCCGAAGATATGTCAGCCAGTCTCTTGGTCGTGTCATAAAGTTCTTCGTAAGGAATGGAGAACGCAGCAAGCTGCTTGGTGTAGCCGGTCAGGTCTTTGAAAGTATAGGGGCTTTCTACCGCAAGGTCCCGAATCTTTCCGAATATCGTTTCCGCTCTTCCGGCATCACCAAGGATAGATTTCAGGGCTATGCGTTGTTTTTGAAACTCACCGCCGATTTCTACGATTTGGGTGGCAAAACGTTCAATGGTGTACAATGAGTACAGGTTGGCTATCTGGTTTCTTAGTTGGGATGAAATGTTAGTTCCGCTCTTCATACTACGGTTCAGGCGTTCGCTCGAAGCGGTCTGCAAGTCGGCCGCACGTTGGGCACGGGAATGTGCCGCGGCAAGCTGTATTTGAGATAGGGCCGCACGTTGGGCCATGCGTGCTTGTATTTCCAAGATTCTTTGTGACCGCACGTCGCTGGCCGTGGTGTTGTAATTCAGTCCGGCTTTTGAGAAGGCTTGCCGGATGGCATCCTGCACGCTTGCCTTTTCAACTACCATTTTCACCCTTGCCTCGAACTCCTTGCCTTTCAAGGCTTCATTGATACTTCCCCTCAAAGTCTGTTTGTTCACCTCCATGGAAAGTTTACCGGTATTCTTGGGAAGGGTAGGGGTGATGCGGGCTTTGAATTCCTGTCCCTTCAGGTACGACGTGATGGCATTCCTGAAAACATTCTTGTCTATACCCAGTTTAAGTTTGGCATTTAGCTTGTCGAAGCGCTTCATAGCTTCTTCTATACCTGCCTGGGTATTGTCTTTTATACCCAATGAAAACCATAATTGACCCAAATCCGCCATTCTATTTTCCTCCGTTATCCTTTTTCAACATTTTTAGTCCTTCAAGGCTGATTCTTACACCTTTTCCTTTGGGGGCATTCCCATATTTCTTTTGCCATTCGTCAGCCTTATTAACCACATCCAAGGCATCCGCCTTTTCAAATTCCGGTCCCTCTCCTTTTCCACCTTTCCGTTTCTTTCCCCTTTCATAAACTATGATGGGGCAGTCTATCAGTCCGAGTTCGATTTGGGCAGCCGTATGGACCCAATAGTATCCCCACATAGGGACAACCCATATTCCGAAAAACAGGTTGAGGGGCTGTGTCAGGAAGGGATGTTTTTCTCCTGCCGACCACGCAGAGCCATAAAACTCTCTTGACGGATACGATTTACTTCCTCCCTCGTCATCGACTTTACGGTATCCTTCATCTCGGTCAGTAATATTGTACAGGCGCAATATCCCTCCACACGTACTTTTTTTTTACCTGTTTCTATAAGTGGGAGAAGTTCTTCGTCACTGTATTGCATTACGTAGAAGAACCAACGCCACAAGAACCAGTAAAAGAACAGAATCTTCCAATAACCGTTCAATACGATGGCGGCGGCACATTTGCTGTTCACCTTGTCGTCTTCTTTTTCCGTGAGCATGATGTGGGTTACTTTACGCTTCGTGCCGTTCCTCATCCATTCCACATGCCATTTTCTTCCGCGTATTTCAACCGTGTCTTTGCTGTTTTCAACGATGGAATCCAAAAGTGCTTCCTCTTTTTCCGTAGGGGGATTTACCGCCTTTTTCTTTTTCATCTGGTCAAGTAATGATAAGTTTAACAAAAAAGGGCAGCGGCTCATATTGCCACCGCCCGTAATCCTCTCCCTCCCTATGAAGGTTATGCGCCAACCGTTTCACTCAAAATAAAGATTTCGGCACCTTCGCTGTTTTCCAACGGGGTCACGGCCACGTTGAAATAAGCGGGATTGTCCCCGTCTGCCGCTACGAAGTTGGCATACATCTCCACATTGGGAAGGATGATGATGGTCTGCCGGTCCTCGCTTTGCATCAGGAGGGCTCCGGTAACCTTCTTCGGAGAAAGACTGTAGGCCGCACCTTTATAGGTCTTTCCATTGATGATATTGGTGGCACTTGCAATGGTCTTCTTGTTTTCCATAAGAAGGTCGTTAACCCCCCCCGCCACGCTCGCCACTTGGAACGTAATGTCCGGGTCTCCTTTTGAAGCCTTGGAGGTCCATACTGCTTTGGTCGTGATTCTTACGCGTGTCACGTCGGCCGAACCGGTATCGAACGTCACCCCATCATCCAATGCCGGAAGCTCCATGTCCATGGTGAGGGCTTCGGAACCCAAATCCGAGGTCTTGATTTCACCGGCTTTAAAATACACTTCTTTTAAGTCGTTGAACAATACTTTTAAGTCTGTCAACGCTGTTGTTACTGTCAATCCTGCCATATTGCTAATTTCATTTAATGGTGTTATCCTGTTAATTTTCTTGCTCATAAGAATCCGTGGTGTTTACGATAAGTTTTGCTTGTATGTTCCATATCGTGAAGCCTAATCCGTCATCGCCTTTTAAGACAAGTAAAGGCCGGACTGCCGAGAACCTGTCTCTTATACACATCTCCGAGCCCACGAGACCGTACTAGATCTCGTATGCCGTCTT